GCAAACGATAATGTACTTTTAATAACCAAAGACCACTTGTTTAAATACACCCAGTTGGGTGGCAATGTGGATATTGACAAGGTTACACCTTTTATAAAAATAGCCCAAGACATCCAAATCCAAGAGGTGTGTGGCACGGCTTTGTATCGGTCAATTTTAACTAAGGTGCAAGGAAATACCCTTGCTGGTAACTATTTGACGTTGGTGAATCAATACCTTCAACCTATGCTCATTCACTATGCGATGGCTGACTTTTTGTTATTCCACGGATATGAGATAAGTAACGCTGGTATCGTTCGGAATACTCCCGAAAACACGCAGTTGCCTGATAGGGTTGAGATTGATATGATTGTGAAAAGACAAAGGGATATCGCAGAAACTTATCGCCAAAAGACGGTGAGTTATTTGAATTATTACCCTCAATTATTCCCCGAATTTACACAAGACCAACAAAGTGGAATGTACCCCGACCAAGATCCCTCAAATTACACAGGATGGAATCTATAAAAAAACCCTACAAACCCAAGCCCGATAAGGTAGAAAAATTGGAGAAGGTGTACAAGGAAATCAAGGCTTCCAAGCCCGTGAAATCCTTTTTATTTGCCAAGGCAGTTTTATTGATGGTATTGCTATCATCTTGCTCGGCTCAATGGCACTTAAAACAAGCCTGTAAAAAAGATGGTACAATTTGTAAACCACAAGTAGTAAAATTAGATACCATCATTTATACGGATTCGGTAGAGATTTATGAGACTTTTGAAACCCAAGTACACGATACTATTATCATTGATACGGGTAGCGTCAGGGTTGAAATTTATCGTGACCACGATGTTATTCGTACATACATAAAGCAACGCCCTGACACGATTAAAATCACTAAAACCGTAAATGTACCCCAAGTAATAATGAAGGAAAATGATTGGAATCCTTGGGTTATTCTGATTGCGTTAATTTCAATTTTATTATGGCTAATCAAAAAGTTTTAAAAGAAACACCATCAAGGTCATCTCCACCAAGTTCAAAGCGTGGATGCCTATGTAAAAACACTTTAAAATATAGTGTGAAATGTTGTGACGGCACACTATGGGCGCAAGGAATCGGACCTATAACAAAAACACCTTAAATCGTTAATTAATTATGCCAGACCAAAAGATAAGTCAACTCACCGCAATTACCACGGTAGCCTCTACGGATGTGCTTCCCATTGTCGATGTGAGTGATGATACAACCAAAAAAATAAGTATTTCCCAAATAGCGGCTCAATCACCCGTTCAAAGTGTAAATGGTTCGACTGGTTCAGTTACCGTTCAACCTACTTTGGTAAGTGGAAGCAATATCAAAACCATCAATAACGAATCACTTTTAGGAAGTGGAAATATTACCATTTCGGGCAGCGGTGGAGTTACTACCCTTGACGGGTTAAGTGGTGCAATTACATTGATTGAAGGTGCAAACGTAACCATCACCGATAACGGCACAAATCAAATCACGATAGCCGCTGCAAGTGGTGGTGTTACCGACGGTGACAAAGGAGATATAACCGTTTCAGGTAGCGGAGCGACTTGGACTATTGATAACGGTGTTGTAAGTAATGCCAAATTAGGCACAGGAATAGACGCTGCAAAGTTGGCTGACGGCACGGTAAGCAATGCGGAGTTTCAATATTTAAACGGTGTTACATCTGCAATTCAAACGCAATTGGATGGCAAAGTTGATGAAAACGCAGCGATTACAGGAGCGACAAAAACCAAAATAACTTACGATGCTAAAGGATTGGTAACTGCTGGGGCAGATGCTACAACGGCAGACATTGCAGATAGCGTAGATAAGCGTTATGTGACTGATGCACAATTAACGGTCATTGGAAATACAAGCGGTACAAATAGCGGTGATAATGCGACAAACTCGCAGTATTCGGGTTTAGCGGCAAGTAAAGAGGACGTTGCAAATAAGTCTACAAGTGTAACAACTGACCAAGCCTCCAACACTAAATACCCATCAGTAAAAGCGGTTTACGATTGGGCAGTGGGGTTATTCGCTACTATTGCAAACCTTGCTTTAAAGACCGATAAATTGGTGGTTACCAACCGCCAAACTGCATCTTATACACTTGTTTTGTCTGATGCTGATAAATTAGTCGAGATGAACGTAGGTAGTGCTAATAACTTGACTATTCCTTTAAATTCTTCGGTTGCATTTCCAACAGGAACTCAAATTCTTTTAGCCCAATACGGTGCAGGTCAAACTACGGTTGTGGCAACAAGTGGGGTGACCATCCGAAGCAATGGAGCAAAGTTGAAATTGAACGCCCAGTATTCGGGTGCAACTTTGGTGAAGATTGCTGAAAACGAGTGGTATTTATTTGGAGATATAGCATAATGATTTTAGCAAGTCACGGAATTATAGCCTCACAGATTGCCTCATTTGATGCGGATGCTGCGGCGTTCTTTAATCGTGTAACTACGGCAGGGGGAACATTAAGCACAACCGAAAAACAAGCGGTAAACCAATTGGTGTTGGACTTAAAAGCCAATTCACTTTGGACACCTATGAAAGCCATCTATCCAATGGTCGGAGCAAGTGCGGCAGCGTGTGCGCAGAACTTAAAGAGCAGTTCATTTACAGGTACTTTTACAAGTGGTTGGACTTTTGCGAGTACGGGGGTAACGCCTAATGGGAGTAGTGCGTATATGGATAGCGGATTAATTCCAAGTGGGAATATTGGTCAAGATGATGCTCATTTAAGCGTTTATTCACGCTCAAATATTACGGGATCTTCAATTGTAGATATAGGTTGTTTAAATACTGTTAGATTTTATTTGATTATAAATTTTAGTAATATAACGTTGGTTAGTTTAAATGGATTAGGAGATCCAGGAGGAACTTTAATAACCGATACTCGTGGCTTTTTTACAACATCTCGTATTAATTCTTCTACTGTAAAAATGTACAAAAATGGCTCTGTTCAATCAACGGTTGCTCAACTTAGTACAGGGGTAAATACTGTTAGAACAGTATATTTAGGGGCTTATAACGATAATGGAACAGCCAATTATTTCTCTAATCGCCAATATTCTTTTGCCTCAATCGGAAATGGCTTAACCGACACCCAAGCATCTAATTTCTACACCGCAGTACAAGCGTTTCAAACAACACTTTCACGTCAAGTATAATGATAGGCTACATTTTAACCATAGAACAAAAAGAAGCAATTCAAGGAGTATTCTTTGCAACTGATATTTTCTTTAACTGCGTTCAAGATATCAATGATGTTTGGTTTTTATTTTTAAGCGACCAAGACAAAGAAATTTTGCCAATCGAATATTTATACCTTTTAGACCTACCCACAGGCGAATATATACCTAAACCAACACCTAACCCATTCAATGAAACTACCCATAACCTTTGACGAATTTAAAAGCGATCCAACCAAGGCAATAACCTTTTTGATGTTGGTCGTTGTGAGTGTGTTATATTACCGTGCAGAACGCCAAAGCAAAGCCATCAATGACCGATGTGAGAAGCGGTTGGAATTGTGTGAGGCGAAGTTGGAAAAAATGTCAAAGATGTTAAAAACGCAAGATAGTTTGTGTAGTGCGTTAATTACTGAAATAAGCATTTATAAGAATTTAGGTAAAATATGAAACTACTTTACGCAATAGCAATAATAGCCTTAATTATGGCGGTTGCAATTGAACCCGATATTGAACAAAAAGCCGAAGAGCAAATCCATCACTCCGAAATGATGTGCGATAGTGCTGCAATGGTTTTAGAGGAGATTCACAATTTGAACGATAGCCTATTAATTGAAAAATACTTTTATGAAAATAAGTGAAATTTTCAAAGGGGATAAAGGCGAATTTTCATCCAAGAGGTTTGTGGGTGTGGTTGGTGCTATTGTGCTTTTTGGCTCTTTGGTTTACTACAATACTGATCCGCTCGTTGAAGCGGTGGAGTTTATCACTATATTTTCGCTTGGTTACACGGTTATAGACAAATACACCAATGGCAAAAACAACGCAAGTCAGTAGTTTTAAGGCGAAGCCCAAATCGAAATTGGGAAGGCATACTAAACACGTTAACAAACACAAGTCAAGCAAGGCTTATAAAGGACAAGGCAGATGAAAATAACACAAGTACCATTTAACGATTATTACAAAGAGGCAACCAACAAAACTCAAATCTACTTACACCATACTGCTGGTACTGGTAAGGGCGATGATGTTTTTGGATGGTGGGGAAAAGATAAACCACGCATTGCAACTTGTGTTGTAATCGATCGTGACGGTTCAATTAAGCAAGGTTTTGGATCACAATTTTGGGCGTATCA